ACATAATATTCAGTTCCATTTGTCAACCCACCCACAGGTGTTGCTGATCTATTATTAGGATAGTTTCCAGTATTTACAGTTGGTAATGCAGAACTAGGACTACTAATAACACCAGTAACAATTCCTGCTAATGTTGTAATTGCACTCTTGACATCCTGACACCCACCAGAGTCATTAGTAATACTTAAATCTGTCTGTGGAACTCTGGTTGTATATGTTCCTATTGGTAGATCATTAGTAACTGTTAGTAAGCATAAATCTCTTGCTTTGTTAAATGCATAGATTGTCTCTGCTTCTTCACCACCTACGTGTTGTATTCCTGTACCAGTAGTATATGTCTCTGCAGCATCCACACTAAAGTAATTACCACCATACTTAAGATCATTTGTCCATGCAGCGATTACAAGTCTTGTATCTCTCGCACATTTTGCTTGATCGTATGTTAATGTTGGATATTGTACATTTAAGAAACCAATTGTCTCTTCAACAATATAATCAATGTTATTGACGATTAGATCTCTAGCATCTAGGAATCTATCTCCACCAGAACTGTAAGTAACTTTTTGGTTAGCAACAAATCCATGATTTGTTATTGTAACTCGATTATTTGTCAAATCAACAATAGTGCTAGATGATCCATCAAATGATAATGTTCTATCACTAATATCATCAATCTTATATGCAATACAAGATAAGATCTTTTGAACGTCTAATAACTGTTTTCCAAATATAGAAACTTCTGTAGGAACTAACGCAGTATAATCTGGTTTTGATAATGCAAAGTTATTGATAGTTGCTAACTTACCAGTATTCTTAGCAGATGGTTTTGGTGTTATGAATGTTGTTCCATTAAATGTATTTCCCAAACTGTTAGTGTTTGGTTGCCACCAATCAAATTGACTGCTAGGATTTAAGTTATTTGTTGATCTTGGTCTAAATTCTTTTCTGACAGATTGTAATAGTACTTGAGTACCCACCACTTTGAATCCTGCGGGATGAGCAGCAAACTTAAGTGGATTCTTCCAATCTGAGATATTAACTGATGATGATACGTCATATGAGAACTCTTGGAACCTATCACTATCATAAACACGTTGTTCGTTAAGATCTAGGAATCCAGTCGTCTTCTCCCAGTTAGCAGAAGATGTACTAATAGGTGAAACAACAAATTCAGCATCTGCTCTATCAAATGCATGTATTTGTCCAAATGCAGCAGACTCCTCACCAAATACAGGTTGTCCAACTACAAAATCACCTTCTATAAGTTCTACACTTACAACACGTCCAGCTGGATCCCAATCTTTGATAAATCCATATGCTGTGTATGATGTATTTGAAGCACCTTGATATATTCTCTCTCCAATAGAGAATGTAGCTGGTTTCATGTATGCAACGATGTTATCACCCAGATCTGTACTTTGTAGCGTAAAGTAGGTTTGTCCTGTAGTAGGATCTCCTATAGGAGCACCTGTAAGTGCAATGGTTGTTTCTGTATTAGCATTTGCAAGACTTGTGGCAAGTTTGATTTGGTTATCTGCTAATCCATTTGCAAGAGTTGCAGCAACAGCATAATAGGTTGTATTGACAGCAAGTGGTGCAGGAAGTTGTCCAGATACTTCTACTAGAGTAATTGCAGTTCCTGTTGGTATCTTTGCATTATATGGGAAGTTTAATGTGCTATTGGAAGCAAGAGCAACAAAGGTATGACTTATTCTTGCTTGTACTGTAGGTGCTGATGTAAATCCTCTACCCGCATTGCTAACAGTAACTGCCTGTATAATTTCGTTCTGTATTATTGGTTCTAAGCTAAACAATGATCCTTGACCACCAACTAGAACAATCTCAGGAACCGCAACAAAATTCTGACCACCATTTACCACATCAAGATAATCAATGATTTGAGTTCTTACTAATTGTAAGTTATATGTTGTGTTTAACTTGGGTTTGAGTGTTCTATCATGACTATAGTTGAATGTTATGTTCTCACCACCAATTTTTAGTATCTCTCCTAGATCAGATGACTTGAGTAGTATAGATGCACCAGTTCCTGTTTTTTGTTCTATATTGATTATTGGAGCACTTTGGAACTGTTCTCCTGCTGTTTCTATCTGAATACTTACTACACCTTCATTTAAAATAGTTGCGTTTAGTACTGCATTAATACCGTTACCACCCTGTGCAGTAATTGTAGGTGCAGATAGATAACCTGATCCAGAGTTGGTTACAGTTACTGAATCTATTGATGCATTTAATAACGTCTCAGTTGAGACTGGATCAACAAATATCAATCCACCATCACCAACAGCAAATACTGCATCATGTGTTCCATCAGAACCACCTAGGTCTGCTCCAGAGATTGTAAGTTGATCTCCTAGAACGTACGCAGTTCCACCCGCTGTAACAGTGACAGATTCGATAGTCCCGTTACCATCAGTGACAACAGTGAAAGTAGCACCAGTAGCAGAAGAACCCGCGATTGATTTTTGAGTAATTCCCGTATAAGTTTGTGAGGTTCCATAGTTCGTCGCAGATTGAGACTGAATTGAGACAGTTGATATAATACCGTAATAAGGATCGTCAAATACAACTGTAGGTGCAGTTCTATAGTTTGTTCCTTCAGTTGTGACAGTTACTTCTGACACTTGCCCTGCACCAGAGACTGCAGGAGCAACAACTGCCTGTGTTCCAGATATAGTACCAATAGTTGCAACAGAGTTACCACCTGTATAGACTCTAGACCTAATATTAAACGACTGTGTGCCAGTTCCAGAATTGGTTATGGTTATCGCTGTACCCACCTCTGCAAGTTGTGGTGTAGCTGCTAACTTAATACGTCCCGCATCACCTATATTAATTGCATAGTAAGTTTCTCCTACAATAAGATTACTAATTGGATTAGTTGCTGCTGCAGTGTATTTGACTGGATCTCCTGTTTGTGTATCATGTACAGCAAACTCAAACTGATCATCATATCCTACTGCGTCTATTTGTGATGGGTTAATATTATAAACTTTACCCGCATTAAACATGATGTATCCTTTGTTACCCGCACCTGTTCTTGTATTTTGTAAAGGTTGTAGTCTTAATATAGAATTAATTGGATCCCATGAAATAACTTTACCTCTAGCAGTATTATTATCTTGAACTGCTTTACCAATAATAATTTCATCGGGTATAAAGTTACCTAAGACACTCTCTAAAGTTATATCGACAAAATCTGGTAATGTTACAACTACAGTTGGTAATGATGATTGATTATATCCAGATCCTGAGTTAGATACCGAAACATTTGTTATTCCACCAGAAATAGTTGCATTTGCAACTGCACCAGATCCAGACCTACTAGATCCACTAAGTTTTGGTAAAGTTTGATAATTTCTACCATTATCACCAATGGTTATAGTAGAGACACCACCAGAGGGGTATATTGAATTAGTAGAATATGATACACCTGTAGTATATCCAGTTTCGGGTACTGTAACGTTGCTATTGGTATAATTTTCACCACCTGTTATTTCATAATTGACTTGATTGCCAAAAGTATAAAAAACTGTATGAGTTCCTAGTATAGGATCATTTACAACATTCATAAACCTACTATTCGTCACATCGCTCTTAACATTGATTGCATTACCCATTGCTAAGTGATTTTGACAAACATAGTACAATGTATCAGGAGAATCTACTGCAGGAGTAATTTCTACACCACGAGATGTTGCTGTAGCAAAGTTAGTAAGGTAACTACTCCATGTAACTGGTTCGCCATTGATTTTATATACTACACCTTTCTCATATCTTAATGTTCCACCATATGCATCCTCACTTTCTGAGAAATAGATTGCATGAGTAGTATTAGATGCATTAGTCTGATCAAATGTATATGTTACACCACGAGACATTGATAAAGCAGGAGATTCTGTTACAGATCCATATTTGTCACCTGTAATATAATATCCATTACCAGATCCATAGTTATAAAGAGGATGTGCAGTAGTTTTTGCTGCAACAGTAACTGTATATGAGTTTGGTGTTGTATTATTGTGTATTACATCATGATAGTAGAAAATACCAGGCAAATCTACCATTTTGATTGTTATTGAGTCTTGTTGGTTAGTTATTGGATCTCTGACTTCACTAGTAATGTTATTGTAAGTAAATACATCAGTATTAGAAGGATCTAGTGTAAATGATAATACTTTACCAGTATTACTTGAATCTGATGTATCAAAGACGTAAGAGTGTCCATCTATTAGAGATAAGTTTGGTTCATTGATATAAACGTCTGCAGGACCACTATTATTACCTGTTGTGACATTAGCTGCACTGGTTGAAGCAAAATTCCTTTTAGCAATAAATTTACTAACTGTAACGATCTCAGTTACAATATAATTTGTCTTATCATAAGACGAAGGTGAGATACCTGAGACATTAGCAAGAGCTCCTACTTTAAGTTGATGCGGATCAGTACAATGGAACTCTACTTGTCGTACGACTTGGGTTAGTGTAATACTAAATGATGATCCACCGTTATTACCCAAGTTAAGATCGTTTGCAGATATAGTATCACCAATATCATACCCATATCCAAAGTTTGTAATGGTTACACTTGCTACTGCACCACCAGATACAACAATAGTTGCTTTTGCACCCAAACCATCATTATTAGTTGTTAGTGGAACATTCGCATATGTTCCATTTGCATAACCTGATCCACCTGTAATCGAAGACCAACCATCTTGGAATAAATTACCATCTGTACGTATTCCTTCATATCTCCATGTTACACCACCATCAAGTGCATCTCCACTTGTATGTGTAGGAGCTGATGATCCAGTAGTTGCAGTTCCCCCTCTACTTCTATAAAGTCTATTTCCTACATGAATCATATCGAAGGAAGTTACTTCCGTGGTTGCTTGCCATGGATCAAGTAATTTTGCGGAACGTAGAGTAAAGTAACTCAAATGATAGTTACCGTTGATTACTTTAGTAGTAAGTGTGCGTGAATATGAATTGTCAGTTACGAATACATTGATCTGATCTCCAGCTTGTAAGTAATTTGCTGCATCAGTGTATAGTCTTCCAAAATACCTATCTAAGTTTAACAATGCCCATGATTGCACTCTACTTGTACTCACACCTTGGACTTGAGATACAATTGCACTTACACCTTCTCCACCAGTTCCAGTATTATCAAACAATAGTCTATCGTTGACCTTATAATCTTTACCACCACCTTCTACAAGGTATTGATCAATATTTGCGGAAGAAAACTTGTTTGTTGATGATACAATTAGAGAATCCGCAGTTCCACCTCTTATAAACGGATAGTAACTATAATATCCAATACCATCTTCAATGTAGGTGAGTGTTTCACCAGTTTCCATTATAATAAGAGTTGTACTGTCTTCTAGTGCTAAGAAGAAGTCAACTTTGTTATCTAACTCTTTTCTTTTCGCTGTAATGTTATCAACACCTACAAATGGAGCTCTGTAGCGTATTGCGTCTTCTGTAAAGTTTTTCTGTAATCCATTACCATCCCAATTGACCTCATCCGCTTGTCCATAAAATTCTGAACCAATAAAGTAAGGAAACGCAGGAAATCCAGTTGTACCTGTAATAGTTGTAAAATAACAATATGTTCCATTTGGATATTCTGGAGTAACGCAGAATCTTCCATTATAACGGTCTAAATCGCCTAATCCTTCCACATACTCATAATCTTCAACATAAGTCCCTAGAGGGTCTGTAAGACCGCTTAGAAGAGCATCTCTGCTAGTCTTTACTCTATAACTGGTTCTAATACGTTTATATGCGTTAAATGGTGCACTGTTCTCAGGATCTTCGTATCCATAAGGTCCGTAGATTGGATGTCCGTCATATGCCCAACCAATAATAGGAGAATGGAGTGTAGGGGGTAATTCTTGTAGAGTGTTAGTATTATCAAGACCAATACTATCCTTAAGTAAGAATCTTAGTTGTTTTGGATTATAGAGATAAGAATACTCTCCACCATAGATCAAATAGTTCTCACCTTGGAATACCGCACCACCAAATGCATCAGTGGTCTTAGGTGATACAAATGTACTACTACCTAATTCATTACCAGTTGCTGCTTCGTTTATTGATAATTCTGTAAGTCTAGTTTGGAATGACGCACCAGAACCAGGATATACAATACTAACCTGTGTAGCACCCGCAGTATAACCAATACCTTTACTGGACACTGTAATACCAGTAACAATGTTTGTACTTAGATCAACAGTAGCAAATGCGGTTGCACCAATACCGTCTCCAGTAATTACAACATCAGGAGGACCAAAATATGCACTACCACCAAATGTAACAATTATACTCTCTATCTTTCCGCTAATGATTGATGGATATGCAACAGCACCACTACCACTAATCAAATTAATAGTTGGTTCGTATGTATATTGCGATCCTGCGTTTGTTATGTTGATACTATCTACAGGACCTCTGCAGACTGCTGTAGCAGTTGCTCCTATTCCTCCGCCACCTGTAATGGTTATAGTAGGAACACTTGTATATCCCGCACCACCATTTACAATATTAATACCAGTTACGATTCCGTCCGTGATTTGTGCTGTAGCATATGCTTGGTTTCCGCTTGTTGCTCCTCCACCTACGATAGAAACGCTCGGTTGGGTTCTATATCCCGCACCTCCACTCGTAACGTTGATAGCAGTTACGGAACCTGAGATAGAAACATCTGCAGATGCGGAAAGTCCTTCATACTCCCAATCAATTAATCCAACAGTTTGTATCCCTGCGGTATGTAATGGATACACTGTTGCGGAAGATCTAGCAGGATTTAA